TGGCGAGGCCGGGCGAGTCGAGGCGTGGTTGGGCGGGGCATGGCATGGTTTTTTTAGAGGGGATACTTGATGGCGATAACTGAATATGCGTGGGAACGAGGATCGCGGCTGACGAATAAGCTCGCCCCCGCACAACGGGTCGGAGACGAGCTCGAAGCGTTGCAGCAGGCCCACGACGGCCGGCTCACGCCGCGCGTGGTCGTGGATGCCGCGCGTGTCAACACATCGGCGCTGCATCCGTGCTTCGAGTGGGATGACCTGCGCGCCGCGGAGCTCCACCGTGAACACCAGGCGCGGCATGTGCTCGCGTCGATTCGGCTCGTGCCGGCGCGCACCGATCTGCGTGAGGCCCCGCAGTTAGTGCGGGTGTTCGTAAGTTTGGTGGAGGACGTGGACGGGGAGGCGCAGCGCGCGTATGTGCCGATGGCGCGCGTCGTGGCGGATCAGGGGCTGGTCACGCAAGCGATTGAGCAGGCCGCCGCGGAGTTACGCGCGTTCGAGGATCGGTATCGCGATTTCGAGCAGATTGCACGGGCGGTGCGTCGGGCGCGGACGGAGATTGAAGGGGCGCTGACGCCGGCGTAGACTCGGCTGGCGCGGCGTGGCTGGGCGAGGCGCGGCCGGGCATGGCAGGGTGAGGCAGGCATGGCAAGGCGCGGCATGGTATGGCCGGGCGTTGCGTGGTGTGGCAGGCATGGCAAGTCGGGGCATGGCATGGTCGGGCGTGGCGTGGCACGGCTTGGCGTGGTATGGCATGGCGAGGCAGGCACGGTGATGGCGACTGGCTACGAAACCGCGTTGCGATTCGCGCAGCGTGTCGATCCGGGACGGGAGCGCGAGTGCTCTGAATCAGGAGGCATGGTGAGTGTGATTTCGCTGTTGATAGCACTGGTGATCATCGGCGCGCTGCTCTACCTCGTGGAAGTCGCGATCCCGCTCGACCCGACGATTCGGGCGCTGATTAGGGTCGTCTTGGTCGTCGTGGTCTGTCTCTGGGCGCTCCAGGTCCTGCTGGGGGTGGACGTCCGGTTGCCGCGGTTGCGATGAGTGAGTTCACGAGTATTTCGCTGCCGCGGTCGCCGGAGCTCGTGCGCCTGGTGGCCGCGCTCGAGGACGTCTGCGCCGACCAGGAGACCGCGCTCGTGCTCCAGGCGTTGTTGGTGTTGTTTTTGTCCGGCGTGTCGGGCTGCCTGACGCCGGAGAAGCAGGCGCGGCTGAACGAAATGCCGCTGGCGCACGTGGTGCTGGCGCTGTTCGACATGGACCTATCCGCGATCGAGCGTATCCATTGAAGGCCGCGATGGCGACCGCGATTGCCGCGCGTTCAACCGAGGCGGACATCCACGAACTGATGGCGTCGGTTGCGAACGATCCGTTGCAGTTCGTGCTCAGCGCGTATCCGTGGGGCGTCAAGGGCTCGGCGCTCGAGCACTATGACGGGCCGGACGTCTGGCAGCGGGACGTGCTCGAGGATATCGGGCAGCAGGTCCGGCAGCGCGCGTTCAATGGCGTACGGGCGGTGCTGCCGATTCGGGTGGCGGTGAGCTCGGGCCGCGGCGTTGGCAAAGGGGCGTTGACCGCGTGGCTCGTGAACTGGATCATGAGCACGCGTCGTGGGGCGATCGGGACCGTCACGGCGAACACGAACGACCAACTCTCCGAGAAAACCTGGGCGCAGATCCGGCTGTGGACGAAGCGGTGCGTCACGAACCATTGGTTCGAGATTAATTCGGCGGTGCTCTACCGGAAGGGGTATCGCGAGTCGTGGAAAGTGACACCGGCATCGTGTGCGCCTGAAAACAGCGAAGCGTTTCAGGGCCAGCACAACGCGACGAGCACAAGTTTTATGGTCTTCGATGAAAGTAGTGGGATCTCCGATGAGATTTTTAAGGCGGCTGAAGGGGGGCTGACCGACGGCGAGCCGATGATGTTCATGTTCTTCAACCCGACGCGAAATTCTGGCTATGCCTATCGCGCCGTGTTCGGCAGCGGCCGTGATCGCTGGACGACGCGCGTGATCGACGCGCGCACGTGCAAGATGCCGAACCAGGCGTTCATCAACGAATGGCTCGAGGACTGCGCCGGCGACGAGGATGCCGATTTCTTCCGCGTGCACGTGCGCGGGCTGCCGCCGAAGGCCGACGAGCTCCAGTTCATTGACCATGGGCGGATCGCGGCGGCGCAGGTCAATACCGTGCAGGTGGTGCACGGAGAGCCGTTGATTGCCGGCGTTGATGTCAGCGGCGGGGGCGGGGCGTGGACGGTGTGTCGGTTCCGGCGCGGCAACGATGCGCGGAGCATTCCGGCGATTCGGTTGACGGGCGAGCAGACGACCGCGAACGACCGGCAGCTGGTGATTGCGGCGCTGGTCGAAGCGCTTGTCACGCACAAGCCCGATGCGATGTTTATCGACTCGGCGTTCGGGGCGGTGATTGTGTCGCGGCTGCGGCAGTTGGGGTATCCGCAGGTATTCGAGGTGAACTTCGGGGCGCCGGCGCTCGACCTGCACGATTTGAACATGCGGGCCACGATGTGGCGGAAGCTGAAGGAATGGTTACCGACCGGTGCGATTGATACGCGGGAGATGGACCGGAAGTCGCGGCTGGCGACGGATCTGGCGGGGCCTGGGTATCATCTGCTTCGGAACAAGCTGGTGCTTGAATCGAAGGAGAGTCTCCAAAAACGTGGGATTGCGTCTCCTGACGAAGCGGACGCGTTGTGTTGGGTGGCCGGGACGTTGGTGCGGACGCCGATAGGCCCTCGACGCATCGAAGAGATACAGGTCGGGGACATGGTCAGTACGCCGATGGGGCCGCGTCGTGTGCTGGTCACGCATCAGAGCGAGACAGAGATGTTGACGACGGTGACGTTCTCGGACGGGCGCACCGTGCAGGGAAAGGGCGCGCACCGGGTATATACGAAAAAGTCAGGGTTTATGCGACTGGATGCGTTACCATTAACTTTCGCTGTTGAGTCCGACAGTTGGAAGGATGTAGGTGCATGGTGGCTGCTCCGAAAGTCGTGTATCGCGGCAAGAACTTCTGGCTTCAAAGCACGGGCCGCTACTATCAATCCGGTGGTCGAACGACCACGGAGGAGAGACTTTTACATCGGCGGATCTGGGTTGACCACTACGGGCCTATTCCTGCTGGCTGCGAAATCCATCACGTCGATGGTGATTGGACGAACAACAACATCCGGAACCTGGCGCTTTTCGCCGCTGGGGCTCATCAATCTGAACACATGCGGGAGCGGATGGCCGATCCTGCGTTCTACCAGCGATCGGTCGAGGCCTTGGATCGTGGACGAGCCGCTGCGATTGCCTGGCACAAGAGTCCCGCGGGATTGGCGTGGCATGCCGAGCATGGCCCGCGGACATGGAAGGGACGCGCGCGCCAGCGCGCCGTCTGCACGCGCTGCGGGCAGCGGTTTTGGACGTTTTTTCCGACGCGGGCGCGGTTTTGTTCACACGCCTGCGAGCAACGCGGATGCTACAAGCGGCAATGCACGGAGCCTCGGACGTGTGCGCGCTGCGGTCGCACGTATCTGGCAAACAAGTATCGGAAGAGTCAGCGGTATTGCGGTTACGTCTGTTCAAACGACCGCGGTCCCCACAACACAGACGTATAACTTGACGGTCGAGCAGGAGCACGTGTACTACGCGAACGGCGTGCTGGTTGAGAACTGCCTGACGTTTGCGATGCCGGTCGTGCGCGGGGATGTCGCGCAGGGCCGATGGTTGCCGGCGGCGGGCTGGCAGGCATGATCACCGTGGGGCTCAACGCCGGATTCGGAGCGCCGCTGGCGGCGGAGTTCGCCGGCCTGGCGACGTATGGGTTCGCGGTGGCACGGCAGGACGTCTGGGTGAGCGAGGACCTCCCGATTGCGACGGCGCTGGTGACGGAGTTTGCTGGGGCGCCCGTGCGCCCGCTGTATCTGATCGGGGGCGGTCATATGCAGCATGCGAACGGCACGGTGCTGATGCCGTCCGAGCTCGCGATGTGGACGATCGAGACGATCGAGGCGGCGCACACGGCCGGGATCACGAACTACGCGCTCGAGATCGGGAACGAGCCGGATATTGCGCACCAGGTGTATGCCGATGACCCGCACGTGTTCGCGGTGGCGGTGCGTCTCTGCTACGACATGGCGCGGGCGCACGGGTTCACGGGGTCGGTGATCACTGGGGGAATCGCGAACCTCGATGAGCGCGGGATGGCGTATCTGGCGACGTGCGTGCCGACGTTTCCGCGCGGGGTGGTGGTGGGATTCCACCGGTATCCGCCGGCGGGCGGGAATGCGGAGACGCCGCATGCGCCGTATCGGTCGCGTGAGGACGAGTGGCAGCACCTGATGGGCGTGGTGGACGGCCGGCGCGTGGCGTGCACGGAGTTCGGCTACCACACGTCCGAGGAACACAGGCACCAGCGCACGGATCAGGACGTCGCGGAGGCGGTGTTGTGGGACCTGGAGTTTTTCGAGGCGCACGGGGTGCGGCTGGCGTGTGTGTATCAGCTGAACGATGGGCCCAGCGAGGAGTGGCTTGATCGGTTCGGGGTGCGCACGGTAGACGGGTTCTGGAAACCGGTGGCCGAGGCGATTCGG